TATTGGGACCATCCAGGTGTGTTAACACTTACAATAAGCAAGGATGGTTGGGATAATTTATCTATATTATAGATTGTATTAAAACTAGAATATAGTATCCTATAGATAGTTAGGTAAGTAGCTTGCAAAGTTAGGCTGATTTAAGCGATTAAAGTAGCCCTGTTCATAACTAAAATTGCAAGCTACGCCTAACTATTTAACTATGAGGAGATATATGCAGAAAGTAAGAGATCTTCCTTCGAGTAATCGTAAAAAAACTATAGCCGAGGCAGAAGGCTGGTTAGATGAAATGGAGGAAAACGAAGAACTGTGGTCTGAATTAAGAATATATCCTATTGAAGATAGAGAGACAGCTTACTCATTAGTAGGAAGGTATCGTAAAAGATTTCCTGAATACGAATGGGCGACTCGCCAAATTAGTGAAACACGAGTAGCTATATGGGGGAGGAAAAAAGTTGGATAATATATATTCAGTATCAGAAGTTCTAGACTTGACTAAAGAAGTCGCAAAAGCAGATGAAGTAAATGACACTGAGGTTGGAGACTTCATTGAGAAGGCTAAAGGAGAGGACCTAGTTCTTGCAAGAATTCCTATGACAAGTGCGCAATCTGCTACTAAAAAAATAGTAGAGCACACCAATGATTTCATAAGGAAGGATGTAGAGGAAAAAGGGACTTTCAAAATAAGTGATACAGTATTCCATTCTGTTAGCCCGTACAAGTACAAGGTTATGGAGCTTCCTAATTTTGTACGTTGGCTTGTTGGTGACATAGGAGATGATAAGATTGCAGACTTGTGTGCAGTCTTAGGAGCTTCTTTTGTTCCTAAGCTAAGAGGATTGGATGCGATAGCTGAAAGACGAGGATCAACTCCTCAAGCTATAAGAGATACATTTCTTCATCGAGAAATAGAAGATAAGAAGAAGTTATTAATTATAAATTGTAGTTCAGCTAGTGCTCCTAAGTGGGCGCAGAATATGGAGGACGGTGAGAGATATGAGCCAGCTTAAAGAGTTAGCTACACCTTTCTCAGGACTGGTGAAAGAACCTGCTCCTGGAAAGTTTGGGGATTATATAGAGCATAGTGCAGTAACGCAAAGATTGTTATTACACTGTGGTCCATACGACCAAACTGTCATACGAGAAATCTATGATGAACATAAGGAATATGGGAAAGTACTAACTGGTGTTATTCTTGAACTTACTTTGTACATTGATGGTGTACAGATTAAGGTGCAGGAAGCTGGTCATTGTGACCACCCATATAAAGTAATAAATAAGAAAACTGGAGAAAGAATGACTAACGGTGCTCGATTAAAGAATGCTGTAAGTGACGCACATAAGAGATGTGCTATGAGAGTTGGGCTTGGTTTACACCTATATGCTCAAGATGATTACTTTCTCCTAGACCAATTGGAGGTTAAAAATGGCAGAAGCCAAGACAATTAATATCAGTGAAGATGATATTCAGAATAAAGGCAGCTCTTTTGATCTGACTGAGGGAGACTACGCAGGTAAGGTAGTTTCTGTCGAAGATTATGTTAGTGCTAATAACAATGAAGGTTGGGTGTGGGAAATTGACGTTAAAGGAACCACATTCAAGATGTGGACAATGTTCACACAGTCTTCAAAGTGGAAAATGCTTGAAGTTATGAAGTCACTTCACATTGACATTCAAGAAGGTAATGTTAAATTTGACCCTAATGCTTACATAGGTAAAGCAATAGGTGTTGAATTAGAAAAAAATGATGATAATGAGTATCTGAATATTAAAAAGACATTTCCTGTTGATGCAGATTATAGTACGAAAGATAGCGATATCCCATTTTAGTCACTATAATAGTTGTTGCTAAGCATAACTCTCATAGAGTAATGTTGGTCTAACAACAATAGAAAAGCCCCGTGCTATTACTAGAACGGGGCTTTTTATTTTATTCTACTTTTTACCGTATCTGCCGATCTTCTTCTTTTTAAGTTTTTTCTTACCGTATTTTGGCATTACTTACTCAGCTTCTTTTTACTGAATTCTTTTACAACAACCAATGCTGCAGCTCCCCCAGAAATTGCACCTAGCTGAACTACATCAGCATCAAGTCCAACTAATGGTGCTACTGTTATAGCTCCAATAAAACTTTCCAAAAAAGTAAAAAAAACTCTTTCAAAGAGATCTTTATATTCTTTACTCATCTTTCTCCTATTCTTATAGTCTATACCTTTTCCTTACAGAAAACTTTTTCTGTGGGATAACCCCATCATAGTCGATATAAGTTATCTCCACATCTTCACCCTTTTCTATAGCATCAGCTACTTTTGGATAAAAAGATTTATAAGCTGCAACGGAGCTTGATACCCAACCTTTGGGTTTTAGTTGATTTGATGTCTGGCCCAATCCAATCAGAAGACATCCACTGGTCGCTAGCGAATCGTTGCCAGGATGGATTAAAATTGCCGAAAATCCAGGGACGTTGGTTATGTGGAGCATTCCACGATGCCATGCTCCGTACTTTTTCTTAAAGCGGGAGTGAAAACCTCCTGTTTTCTTTAGTACTATCTTATATGAACCTTCAGGGATCCTTGTCTCATGTTTTACTTTGACCTTCCTAAACTCATCTTCAAGGGTGTAGCTGATAAATTTACGAAAACCTCCAGTAGTTTCAAACAGTAAACCGTTAGTACTATCTGGCTCTGAACTAAATCTTAATACTTCTAATTTCATTACTCCTCCAGTATATATTTTATTATCCTACCAAATATTAATCCTACCACACAGAATAGAGCTATTGCTAAGATTTCCATTACTTCTTCTTCCTACCTAAGACAGTCTCTGCTGTTTCTTTTTCTTTTTTAACATCTTTCTTTTTTTCTTTTCTCAATCCGATAGTTAGAAGCCATAATGTAATTGAACCTAATATTGCTATCCCTACAATATCCTTGGACGGCCCCGTCAACGTGAGCCATGCGATGAAAAATCCCAGGATGGTGAAGACCTGAGCAATAGTCTCTTTGACTATATCTCCAAGCCACTTAAATAAACCTTTAATTAATTTCATCGTATCTTTCTAATAGGTATTATAGAGCTTGTTGAGATGATTTGCGAGACTATGATCACAGGAACTACAACCTCCTGGGCTTTTTCTTTCTGGTCAGTAGTCATATCATTACCTATCTCTATAACTTCTCTAAGTTCTATTGGCTCTATTTGTATGTCAATGAAAGCTGCAATAGGGTCAGCTATAAATTCCTCTAACTGTACCTCTACCACAGCATCGGCTAAGGTGTAGTCCTCACTATCATCTTGTGCTGCTCTCTCAACAAACTCTTCAACGGCCTGAGCTACAGCAGGTTCTTCCTCTATAAGTTCAGCAACAATCTCTAGCTCTTCTGTTTCAACACCTAATACTTCAGCAACAACTTCCTGTTCCTCTTCAGTTAAAGTATCTAGTTCCTCTACCTTATCAACTACTTCCTGGACAGCTTCCTTCTCCTCTTCTGTGAGTTCAGTTATCTCTTCTACAGGTGGAGGTAATGTAGTAGTAGTTGTTGTAGTAGTAGTTGTAGTAGGAGTTAGTTGTTCTTTAATTTCCTCAGCATCAACCTCTTTTATTTCTATAACTTCTTCCTCAACTTGTTCTGCTAACTCCTCTAGTTCCTCAATATTCTCTTCTATATCTTGAATAACTTCAACAAGTTCTTCTAGTTCTTCTTCCTCCAGTTCAACATCTAACTCCAAAGCAGCTTCCAACTCTGCCTTGATAGCATCTTCTTTTTCTTTCTGAATACGCTCAGCTTCTAATCTAGCTTCTTCCTCAGCTTTAAGCCTAGCTTCTTCCTCTAGTCGTAATCTCTCTGCTTCTTTTTCAGCAGCTATTCTTTCTTCTTCTATACGAGCAGCCTCAGCTTCAGCAGCTTCACGTTCTCTACGTTCAGAATCTAATTCCCAGTAACCAGTTTCAGATTGGTTTTTATCACGTTCCCAATCCTGAGCATCATTGTATTCTCTAACTTCTCTTTCTTCATTAGTTTCTAAAACACCTGTCTCTACAAAGTTGTTATTCCTTTCTATATCTAATGGACTAAGAGTAGTTGTAGTAGTAGTGGTTGTTGTAGGTGGAGTAGAGTCATACTTCCAATAGATCGTATCAATACCAGACCAATCAGATACAGTAACAACAAAGCTAACTATATACTTATCTGTTACAGCTTTGGTTATGTCCTCGTAGGATGAATTACTTTGTGAATTAAAGTTAGCAGTTTCATTTGTATCATCTGAATAGTTGTACTGAATACTATAAGCATAGTTAACACCTGCCATTCTGAAACCTATCTCAATTATGTCGTGGTCATCAGGTAGTGTAAAGGTATAAGAGGTAGCTTGTTGTCCACCTGCATAGTTATCT